CGGTGGCGTACTTTGCGAATCTGTCTTCAAGCGAAAGGGAAGCTTCACCAAATTCGTAGTCATCACCGAAGGATTCTCCGTATTTGGCTTCGTATTCATTTCTCTTTTGAGCAATTTCATTGTCCTTACCCTTTAACGAGATTGTGTCGAAATCTTCCGAGCCGATGGCGGTGTTGTAAAGAGAGTCAGCGGTCTGAATGTGCTTTGCCCGGTTGTGGAAAGCTTTCTTCTTTGAGAGTTCTCCCTCAAGAGCATCGATTTTCTTTTGATAGGCTGAACTCTGTGCCGACCATTCCTTATATGGCTCTACCTGTGCATATGAAGGTCGAACACTGTTTGAGGTTGAAGGAATATAGCCTCCGTTGCTTACATAATCGTTGTCATAAGCCTCTTTTTCTTTTTTGAGTTCAGCGAGCTGAGTCTCAAGACCTTTGATGTCTTTTTCACCTGTAACAAGGTCATATGAAGTCAGCTTTTCTCTTTCTTCAACACCCTTGAGATAATCGTTATAGTCCTTCTCCGTTTTGAATTGCGAGTAGTAGTCATCAGAATCCGAGAAATATTGGCTCGTTGAAGAAATTGCCTGTCTGCTGTCATCCAAATACGATGAAAGCTCTGTATAGGTCTCGGTGTCGATATTATCCTTGTTGTTGTCAAGGTATTCTCTTATTCTCTTGGCACGGTAATCAAGCTCCATATCCTGTGCCTTACCGCTATACTGTTTGCGATATTCGCCTGAGTTGCCATAGCCAACCTTTTTGTAATCATTTTGGGCAGAATTGAGATAGTCAGAGGTGTCTTTAACATAGGACTTTATATATTCCTCGTCAACGGAGGTTTTGGATGCGACACCTCTTGATTTTAAGGCGGCATCTATTTCTTGGTTTCTTGTGTTGTAATCTTTTTCCTCTTTTTTCTTTTTGTTTCTATTTGCTTGCAGTGCCTGCTCAAACTCCTGTTCTCTCTTGCTTGCCATAAGTTATTCTCCCTTTCCGATGTATGTCTGAATAAGGTAAAGCATTTCGTTTTTAGTTATGTTGTACTCTTCGGGGTGAGTATAGGCATATCTGATAGCCTCCTCCCTTTCTTTATCAGGGTCGGCATAATGACCTGCGTTTTTGCAGAAGAGTTCAACATCTTTGAAGGCTTTGGATACACCTTCTCCACTCTTGAGTGTTACAGGTTTTCCGTCATCAATAGGTTTAGTATCATCGTCTATAGGATTGCCTCCCGAATTGTTGCTGTTGGCATTTGAGCCACTGCTTGATGACTTGGAGGTTTTTGACAATGCAAGGTTAAACTCCTTATCCCACTGTGAATCCTGTACTTCCTGTCGGTCAAGAGTGTTCTTCCACTGCTCATCATATCTCTTATCATCGATGGCATCTCTGTCAAGCGTATACTGATAGTCCCTGTCGGATTCATATACGCTCCTGTTATAGGCTCGGTCAGACTCGTATACTCCTCTGTCAAAGGTGTCCTGCCACTGTTGGTCGGCAACATCGTCTCTGTGCTGTTTGTAAGAGAAATCTCTGTTATCAGCAAACTGACCATAATCAAAGTTACGCTCGTTATAATAGCGATTGGTATAGTAGTCTCTGTTGGTGTAATAATCTGAGACCTCGTCTCTGTATCGGGAGTATTCCTTTTCCTCGGCATCAGAAACAAGTCCGTATCTGTTATAAAGGTTTGAAAGGTCTCGGTCATGCGAATCTCTTGCGAGCTGATAGAGTTCAGGGATTTTATCCGTCAGTTGCTGAAGGTGTGCCTGATACTGTTGCTGACCCACTGTCTGTGCGAAGCTGTTGCCGTAACCGCCTGTGAGTGCAGAAGCCTGTCCCATAGCATCCTGCATAGCCATCTGCCCACCGAGCTTATATTGGTCTTTATATTGCTGAAACAGAACATCGGCATTGACATCGTACTTGAAGTCTTCTTTGTTGAGGATTGCATCCATAGTCTGCTGAAGAACATCCTGATACTGTGAGGGTTTTTGAACGGGAGCTTGAAGTGAATTCATTTGGCTCTGCATATTTTTTACAGTATCGCTCGGGGTATATGGTGAGTTATAGTCCGCACCACCGTTACCGCTTGAGGGGAAGAACTTTGACAGCACCTCCATGCCTCCGTTGATTAACGAACCAACCACAGGAGCTGCTTCCTTCGCTATATATGCACCTGTTTTGGCTACATCATAGGCTATGCCTGCGGCTGTTTTTAAGCCGTCTGCAACCTTTTTCTTATCGATTTCCATTTATATCACTCCTATTATCATGATATTATGTTTGTTATGCCTTTTCGAGATTTGTTACTCTTGAAACAAGGCTATTAATTTGCTCTTGCAAATTATTTGACTTGCCATCCATTTCAGCTAACTTGCTTCCAAGCGGTACAGTTCCGTAGTCATCGGCATACAATTCCGATATCCAATGGGGATGATTACTACCCACCTTTTTATCAAGTTGCTTTTGAACGTTGTCTTTTAAGCCACTGTTATAGTTAAGCTCTTTTGCAGATGCTGTAACCGCTTCACCTTTGAGATGAAGAGTGCCACCGACATAGGCATCCTCTTCGGCTTCTATATTCTTGTCTGTGTGGATATCCCAAGCGGAGTCAAAACACTTGTGTCTTGTGGCATATTTACCTACTGAGACTGCATCACCTTCATCACATATGTTGAAGGATGTTTCTTGACATCGGAGTTGCTCGTATCGGGTCGATTCTCCACCGAGGTCATCCACAACCCGTAACTCGATATCATACTCTGCCTCGGCATCAAATTTACCCACAAGCACTCCGTCTTCGCCTGTAGTAGTTCCGTCTGTAATTACCGCCCTAAACTCCTTGAATCCTGTTTTGTCAATGGTAACTTCGCTTGAATCACCAACAGGCAGATAGGCTGACCATTCAGCAGAACCTTTTTCCTTACATCTGTAAGTTACTGTATAACCTGTTTGTATGCCGGGGATAAAAGAAGCACTGATGCCGACAGCCACCCTGCATTGCGTGCCGTAGATGTCATCAATAACATTTGTGTCGGGTCTCCATCTCCTGCATACGATACCCATTTCAGAAGCCAACGATGATATCGTTGGAGGCAGATACGGATGCACATAGATTTCATCCAAAAGAATTTGAGAGAATCCTCTTGAGTCTGTTATGATAACCGAAATGCTGTTTGTTCCCGAAGTAATAAGCCACTCTGACTGCAAAACATAGTTGCCGTTGCCGTCTGTTTCGAGAATAGTGCAAGCTGTTCCGTTTACGCTTGCTGTTGGGTTTTTAAGTGTGGCACCGTTCTTTGCTTCTGCCTTTACCTTGTATATGAGCTTGGTTCTGCCCTGTACATAATCGCCATATTCAGACGATGATTTTGAAACAAGGGTGAGCGTAGGTTTGGTTATATCGGTCTCCTCGAGAATAAAAGAAACAGTGTACTCTTCGCTGAAAAGAGGTGCATCCCATCCCCACGGTTCCCAAGTCACATCCACCTTCATTTTGCCGTTAACACTTCTTGAGTTTGTGGGGAGCAGGCTTATAATCAAAGCCTTCTCAGCATCACTTATATTCCACTCATAATAATCCTGCCCTTTGGGAAGCGAGCCTGTTGTGTGGATGACGGTGCCGTTGATGGAGAGCGTAACATCGGCATACTGAATGCTTGTCACCTTGCCTATATCAAGCCTTGTTATGCCTTCTCGGTTGAAGTAAATGGTTGATGTTGCCATACTATATCACCGACCTTCCCGAAGGTTTGATGGAAAAGCCGTGTATTGTGTCAATCACGAAATTTCCTATGTAAAAATTGCCCTTGCAGACAATTCCGTTGATGATAAGCTCTTGGTTGCTCAATATAGCCATTTTATTGCCGTAAGCATCAAAGAAAATGGTTCTCGTTGGAGTAAATCTTGACATTCCCTCGTATATAGGGTTTCCGTTCTCATCGACAGTTACCTGTCCGACTTCGACACCGTAAATAGGGATTCCGTTTTCATCCTCGTCAAGGTATCCTGTTCTGATGTAAGCTGAGGTGTCCATCTGCCAATCGTTAACCTTTTGGAGCATCTCATAGTATGTAGTAAGGTTCTCGGAGGTTTCTTTAACCTCTGCGGTAGTCTCCTTCCAATAAGTACCGAAATCAGGAGACATAGCCACATAGTTTCCTTCCAATTTCCGAGTAATCTCTTCATAATATGCGTTGACAATGTCGGCAGAGGAAATGATGAGGTTCTTCAGGTTGCCGAATTGCTTCACCTTCTGCTCGGTGGTGGGAGAATCGACAGCATCAACAGCGGTCTGCACCTTCTGTGACATAACCATTGTGTTGCCATCGATAATGTTCACCGCATATTGGAGCTGCTCTGCAAACTGATAAAGGTAGCTTCGCATCTGCTCAAGCTGACCTTTTTCTGTAGTCGCAGTAATATTCGGCAGGCGAATATCATAAGCCATCAAACATCACTTCCTTGCTCTATAACTTTGACGATAGAATATATCTTTGCTTCGCCTTCGCCTACGATACGAAGCCTCATATGGTCACACCTCTTCGGTTTAACGGGAACGGAGAATGTTCTTAACGCTGTACCGTTCATAGTTGCGAGATGCTCCCACGCACCGCAGGAGTCATACTGTGCAAAAATCTGTACTCTTGAGCCGATAGCGAGTGACATTCTGATGGTGAGCCTTGAGATATATTTCTTATCAGGCATATCTGTGCCGATAACACCTGTTTCAGCCATCCACTCGACAGGCTTTGTGTCAAGGTCACCGCTTCCGAGCATTGTCTTTATGCCTCCGTCATCGGCATCTATGTAATACATTTCGCCTTTGCAACAGCAGAAATCTATTGCGTGAGTGTTGTCCTCTTTATGCCACATACCCTTCGAGGTATCGTAGACCATAAGAACATACTCCTCGGTCTGCACATCCTGCATCGAGATGTAATACTTGTTGCCACAAGCACCTGCAACAGCATTGCGATATCTCTCGTCACCGAAGGCATACGATACTTCCTGCGGAAGAGAGCCGTCATAAGCACATATACCCGAAGGAGACTTGTAGTACAGGGTCTCGTTAACGATGGCGAGGCTCTTACTGCTACCTCTTTCGACACCTCTGCAGGCGGTGGTCTGTATTTGAAAGTTTGACGGAAAATTGCCGTAAACTTTGTGAAGAAATCCTTCTTTGAAGAAGACAGGATATCCAAGGTGAGTAACAGCACCTGTCCACACTCCGTCTGTACCGCAGGATGCAACATAGCTGTCTGTTGAGATGCCTTGAAAGCAGTTCCAATTCTTGAAATCGCCTTGCTTACAGGCGTAAATCTCGTTAACTACATCTCCGTTGGCATTGAGTCCGTATCGACATCCCCAAAGCCTGTTGCCCGACTCAGTGATGTAGTCCATAACGGGCATTGTTCTGCTTACTGTGAATGAGTTGGTAATGGTCAGAGACCTTTTGATAATACCGACTACAACGATGTAGTCCTCATCCATTGCATCTTCGTCACTCATATCCCATATGATGAAGCTTCCGTCTATGTTGTTTATATCTTCGTATCCTTCGCCTATAGGCTGACCTACATCATTCAGCAGAGTAGCACCCTTGAGTCCCGATATGGTTACTCCGTCACCCTTACTGAATCCACTGTTAATGCCGGGCGAAGTGATTTTGATATATGTAGTCGCAACGGATACCCACATTGATGTTGTGGAATCCCACTGCTTAAGAGAGTGAGTGTCGGATGATGTGTCAATCCAATAGCCAAGGTTTTCGGGGTTTTCGGGAGCTACAGGACTGCTCGGAACATCTCCTAACTCCGAACCATCCATTCGGCACATAACAAACGATGTTTGATTGCCCTTTGGAATGATTATTTTGTTTTCAATGTGTCCCCACACCTTACCTTCATCTCGCTGAAGGACATTAACCCATTTTTTGTCGGGCATAATGATGACATATGCACCCATTTTGATGAGTGTCTTCGGACACATCGCAGGGTCTGTTGACAGGTTCATTTCTACCTTGTAATCGTTGATGTAGAAATCTCTGCCATCTACCCAACACAGAGAGTCTTTTGCGATGATACCCTGTGCAGATTCAGGTCTTATAAAAACTCCTCTTCTGCCTCTCGGAGAGAGTGTGGGATAGTATGATGATGTGAGGTTCTTCATATCGAAAAACTCTCCGTCACCGATGCGGAGGTTATGGTTGTAGCCTCTGAAGACATCAACCATATCCCTGTTGGTCTTTATTTCATTTAAAGAAGGCAGAAACATTGCAATCCCTCCTTAAAAATATTTTCTCGGTTGTGAACAGGGTATATGAGTCCTGTTATAGTATTTCTGAAATTCGCTGTATGCGTGGTTGTATGCCGAGGATGAGTTGTTGAATTTTGCCGATTCCTCGTTGGCATAATCAATCTGCGACTGAAGCCACAGAACATAGATGTTGTCATACGGAGCAGGAACAATCAGTTCTGTATCAAGAGGAGTTTCTTCGTTGTATCCTGTAAAAGCGATACCTCCTGCATCATCGAAGTATTCTCCAACAAGACGAGAGGGCAAGCAATGAAGTTTTGTGCCACTACCTGTATCATCTCTTGTGCAAAGATAGATTTTATTACCCTCTTCGTAGTAGAGGTCTTTGTAATACCTCGTTGCTGTTGTTGCGGTTATGGGACTTATGAGTCTTCCGTCTCCCTCGTGAGTGTCAATTATGTTTGCTTTGATAAGTCCGTCAAGTGTAGAGAGCCATCTTACCTTGTCGCTCTCTGAATAGCTGTTGGGTTTGAGTGAGTCAACTGCGTGGATAGCTTCAATAATTTTCATAAGCTTTCCCCCTTATATCAAAATGAGGGAGCGAAAACGCTCTCGCTCCCCGTGATGTTGTGCCGTAATCACGGCTTATTTATCTTTGTTTGCATTTGCGGCAAGCTCTGCCTCAAATTCCATCGATGTTACGAGCATTCTTTCCTTGTGGGTAAGGATTTCAGCTACGCCCTTGGGTACTTCGACCTCGATACCTCTCTTGATGAGGTAGGCTGTGCCGTTGAGAGCAACATAAACATCGTCTTTTTCCGTCTTTGTAAGAGGAAGTCTGATTTTTACCGTATCCTTCTTGACGGGTGCTGTACCTGCTGTGGTAGCAGGTGCTGTGTTTGTGTTAGCCATAATAGCCTCCTTGTTTAGATGTGGGGAGGTGCTATGACCTCCCCATTATTGAGTTTCAATCAGTTCTGTTCAGCTTTTGCAGAGAAATCGGGTGAGCAACACTCGAATCTTACGAGATAAGCCTCAACAAGGATTTCTGCGGTCTTGATTGCCTTCCAACCTACCGAGCTTCTCTGATTGAGAGCATCGGATACGCCTGAAGAACCGAGCTGTTTGATGATGGTCTGAAGACCACCGCCTGTGATTTCTGTGATGCCGTAGGCACCGTCTGCGATGAAGAGACAGCCGAATACTGCAAGACCATCGGGACAAGTGCCATCCTTATAAACAGCAGCTTCAGAGGTCTCGATGAAACGGACACCTGCAATCTTACCGATTTCACCTTCATAGATGTTTTCGGGAGTTGCATACTTGTGAGCATCAATCCATTCGGAGTCGCTCATAAGGTCATGTGCGGCATAGGGATGGATGATAGCTACATATGAGCCGTTGATTTTGGGAGCGTTGTTTGCCTTAAGGAAGGCAACAATCTTCTTTACATCCTTGACAGTAAGGCTATCTTCAACGGTAAGAGACTTTCTGCTTGTCTTGCCACCGCCATAGAATACGTTTGTACCTGACTGAAGGACATTTCTTGTGATAGTATCGAGGGTGAGACCTGCCTGTCTACCGCAAAGCTTTGTGGCTTCAACAACATTGTTGTCGATGGCAGTGAGGTCAAGTACATCAGAGAGAGTGACATAGTCACCATACTGTGCTACTTCTGCCTCGATGGTTGTTACGGAAAGCTTTCTGCCGTTAGGAGTTACACCTTCAGTGAGAGGGTCAAGAGCCTTGGGGAAGGAAGTGTACTTGCGGAATTCGATTTTCTTACCGCCATTCTTGGGAATGGGTCTCTTCTGACCGAACTGGTCATGAACGAGGTACGGTCCTGCCTCATCGATAAGAGTCATATCATAATGAGTCTTATTCTCGGCAGAGAGGTTGGGGTCTGTGGTTACGTTTGTGTTGGGGTCAGCAAAAAGCTGAAGGTTAAGTTTTGTGAAATAGATGTCAAACATAGAAATAATCTCCTTTTGATAGTTATTCGGAGATTAAACCTACCTGTGGGTATTAGCCAAAAGTGATTTTCTCTCCGTTTGCTACCCTGCGGTTAATTTCCGCACGGTCAGCTTTGGTGAGTGTTGACAC